CACGCGACCTCTCTTCCTGCCACGAGTATTCCTGTAAAATATATCGACTTCTCTAGCTTGGAAAGGAATAAGTCCACGGGTTACCCCGTATTGGACTTAAGCAAAAACCAAGAAGAAGATCTTCAATGATATATTAGACAAAAAAGTCTCGTACGGGTATAACCCTAGCAAGCATGTAAAAAACCGTAATATCGTTTCACCTCCGCTTTCTAAGAGTCATAGGTAACCTCTGTACCTATGTGTTGTGAAATTATATTTTTGTAAGTACGGAAACCCACGGGCCGATGCGGTGGGTTTTTTATTAGACGCTTAGTTGGGTGCTGGTTTACTATAAATGTGCAAAGTTGGCACATTTAAAAAGTAAAAGCACGAAAAATCAGTTCCCGCGGAATAATAAGCGTCTAACTTATTAGCGGTAAGGGTGGAAGCACCAGTAAAAGCTGGGAATACCGTTGCCAAAGCATAAATGTTTGACAAATTTGTTGGTATACTTGGATTATTATCCAATACCCTAAATGAATTATGTGTCGTTTTAAACCTATAATTTGAATAAAATGGAACATCAATAGATATTCCAGCCTGAGTGTTACAATTTGTAAGGGTCATGCCAGCAGGTCCGCTGGGCATTTGAGCCATATTAAAATTATTAACTACACTCACAGTTGATGCAGTAGGTATACCAACGCTGACATTATAGTTAGCGGCAGATAAGGTACTAGCATTACGTGATGCAGTAATATTAGTTAATGTAGAGGGTGATCTGACATTATAATGCCAAATCATTGATCCTCTCATTGCAACATAACAAGCAGTTATCCAATTAAAAGGTGTATGTGGAACATAATTAAAAGGCTTATTAGCTGGTGGAGAAACAGTACTCAGTCCAGAATGAATACCATTTAAATCATAACCATACACTGGTGGGTACATATGAGCAACCAATCCCAAAGTTCTTATTTGATCAGAAACAGAAACTGAGGTTGAGGACACTGAATATGCTAAAGCAGTACGACGTAGTAATGTACGGAATGAGCGAATAACTTCACCCATGTGAACTTTAAAAAGATCCTCATTACGTGTTGATGTGCGAAAAGCAATCAAATCCCGGCATGGTTCATCATATGACAACTCTTTTGGTTCTCTACCTATAACCTGTTCTTCCATATCTGGTTCATTACCAGATTGAACTAAAAAAGTTGAAAATGAATTGTTTATCTCCCTGGGGGCACAAAACTCGAAGTTTTCACCAGCTCTTACTGAAACTACAATAGATATTGGAGCATTAACAGCAGGAGATGATAATTCAGTGAAAACTCTTATATTGAGTTTTCCATTATCCTGGGTTGTATGCGCTACAGAAATAGGTGCATCGTTCCAGAACAATGTTTGATTTCCTCGAGTTGTTGTGCAGAAAGGTATATCCTGCACAAATGGTACAGTCAATTCTATATCATTTTCTTCACTAATATCAATGATTCTATTATAAGCTACGGTAGATGACAAAGGATCAGTATCTAAGGTATCCCCTTGAGGATCCCAAACTATACGTACTCGACCTCTATGGAAACGAGTGCATATAAATCTGAACCTAAAAATAATATCACCTCTCCAGTACTGAAACATCTCTTGAAAATAAGATAAAATAGTACATTGTTTCATAGTTGTTGGTGGATTATTGTCAATAGCAAATAAATCTGGTAGAATTCGTGTTGAAAATAACACAGTATTGAACACTTGTGTTTGATCCCACTGCGCTGTACCAAGAAAAGACTCTCTACCCAAAACAAAACCTAACGTTAACTCATCACGAGGTGGTAAACCCACCGTGCGAGGATCAATTGTTAGTTCATTTTTTGGATCAAGCACTAATCTATCAACAGGCTGTGAAATTTCTGGCGAAGCGAAAGAGTGGAAACTAAAAGGTTTATACGGATTAACTGCTGTAATAACAGGTGCATTAGAAAAACCAAAATAGTGAGCCACTCCTGAGACTGTTTTAGCGACCATCGACGTTGCCATAGCAAATTTCGATAACACTGGTATCTCAGATAACATTAAAGCAGCTTTTGACAAAATTGAAGCAGGTTTCGAAATAATCCCATTGGGATTATCATATTCATTACCTGATTGTAAAGCTAATTTTAATGTAGAACCTGATAACCGAACATCTGTGGCCCATGCATACACTTGTATGTTTAGGGTCGAGGATGCCACGTTATTGGCATTCGCTAAAGGTACATATTCATACAATTTCATTTCTCCCATATTTTGCATATCTAGCGCAGAGGTTGCTGATATCCAATTTTTATAGTTGAAATAGGGTAACACCATCTCACCTCCTTGTGAGGTAGCTGGGTATATCCAGATGTGAGGCCTCTGAGAAATATTTATCAGATAACCATCACCACCAGGATTTACTTGTAAAACTGTGGTGGGTTGAGCATCAGCCATAGGTCTATAAGCTGCTAACATTAAACCATAATGAAAGGGAGAAGCATTAATCATGATTTTGACATGCAAATTACATGAAACAAAAGCATAATTATCTAACTTCTTTCTTACCCGATCATCATTAAAGTATAAATACCATGGTCTAAAAGCAGCAGCAATAAATGGTGTGCCTTGAACCCAAGAATATGAAGTTATAAGAACAGGTCTTCCAAAAAAGTCTTGGATATCTGTACCTACAGTATAATCATCATATAACGTCATATCAGTTATAGGATTATAATCAATAAGTACACCAGCAGACTCATCCTTATATTTTAACAACCCGGTGGAAGTATCTCTGGAAGCATTATTTACAAATCTAACACCCCCATCACCAGGATCACTTTCTTCTTGCTCATTCCCACTCTGCAGTAGAAATGAGCTCATTACTGGAATAGTATATACAGATTCCATCTCTGTATAACTCGGTATGCTACGTACAACCGACTCACGCATAACTCTTCCACAGGAGCTATGAACCTCAAAATATTTATTGGAAACAATAAAATACTATGTGAGGGCTCGTTAAACCCACAAATAGGGTGTATTAGTTTAACGACATAACACCATCGGTCGGTTGCTACAATTTATCTACATCTTAAATTATTTAATCTTCGTAGTAGCATACCCTCAAGTAATAATAAGGGTATTTTTATAAAAATGATATAAAAATCAAAACACAATATAAGGAAATTTTTGATCCTTGTTTGGATAACTTTACCAAATAAACAAAAAATATCTCTAATAAAATAGAGAAATATACGTGGTGATAAGGTAAATAGTCCAAAGAAATAGGCTACTATATAAAACAAAGTGACAGTAAAACCTGAGATTAAAAGATCAAAAAGAGCAGTTGAGCGGATATTACCGCTCTGCACAACAAAAACTGGGCCATTAACGCATGGATCAGGAGAATTCTCCCAAAACTGTTTACACAATTCAGAATACGTAGGCAGAGTCGAATCTTTCACATAAAGTTCTAGATTACACTCTTCGATCACTTCCTTAAACATCTCTCGACGTTTCAGGAAAGTCGATTTCCCATAAAAGAAATATTCACGTAAAGCTGTTTCGATTATACATATACACTGTTCTTGTGGTGTTACAGTTTTTGAAGCTACACACACACAAAGCATTTTATTAATTGATTCATGGTCTAGAGGACACAGATATGCACCCACATCCTCATCATATACCCATGATCTTTTTAAAAATGATGCTCTTGATATATTTATAAAAGGAACAGATTTTGCTTCCTTTTCCGCCATAGTGTATTCAATATCAATACTAGCCAAAGTTTTCTGAACTGAAGTATGCGTAAAAAAGGTAATATCCTTAGACACTCCCATTATATTATCATCTCCATATGTCATCAACTTAATGTCACGCTTGAAATTTTTACAATTTCCTTCCGGAGAAAGAATCGCATAACAATATCGCATGTACAAAGAATTTGCTAAACCATTAATGATAACAGTTAAAGGGTGACCTGAAGGATTACATCCAAAAAACTCTATTAAGTCACCATTGAAATCAACTAATGGAAAAGCTGTATCTTCGGCAATTCCTTGAACAACTAAAAGTTCTTCTTCAGAATATCCTGCCTGTCTACAAATTGCTATAATAATATCAAACGCTGCTAATATAACAGTGGAAGGCAT